CTTAGAGACGGTGTACTAATACACACACAGACTATCATACCCCCCGCTAACTCTTATACTTACCCAGTATTCGGGTTCCAAGGAGCCTCCTTCTTTAGAGTAAACTTTGGGGCATTGCCCTACACGTACCCTATTGATAGTACATCACATGCGTATAGACTCCCCCATCAAGGTGGTTACCATAGGCTGAATAGGGATACTAATATGCCTATAGAACTAGCTAATCCAACTATCCTAGCTAGTTCTACGGATAATAGGCTTGCTCGCTCTGGCGCTTACGCAGGGTGGACATACAGACCAGTAGGGCCAAAGCTATATAGAGGAAAATACTACTTTGAAGCAGTAGTAGACCTACCAGTACCTGGTACTATAGTACCTTGTACAGTTATGCTAGGAGTAGCTAATAATTTATTTGTTCCAACTACTACAGCAGCGTATCTGGATGCTAATGCATGGATGCTAAACGGACTAGACGGTTTTGTGTATAATACAGGAGCCTCTCTAGGGGGTGCAGCTACTACCTTTAATAAAGGTGACGTAATTGGTGTAGCTATAGACATAACCAATCAAAGTATTAGTTGGTATAAAAATGGAGTAGTAGCTCCTATTAAGACCCAGGCTATAGTAGTACCTGTAAGTGGGTACGTGATACCTTACATGGACTGGAATGAGTTAATAGTATCACTAACGTTTAATTTTGGTAATACTACTGCTGGAACCTCCTTTACCTATGACCCTCCTCTAGGTTTCCAGCCCCTACCATTAACTGAGAATCAAAACATCTCTACAGATACTCAAGTATCCATGCCAGATGAGTACTATTTTATAAATAGAAAAGTTAATGAGAATAGAATCGCTGTTGAGTACGAGTTATCTTCGTCTTTAGACTTACAGGGTATTAAGCTACCTCGTAGACAGATACTTAAAGATGTGTGTACTTGGGCTTACAGAGGCCCAGAGTGTACTTATGTAGGAATAGATGTAGAGGATATATTCGGCCAAGCCATTAACCCTGCTACTGGCCTATCTATTAATAATTTACCTGACGCATGTAGTAAATCTATAGACGGATGCAAAAAGAGATTTATACCCCCAGCAACCCTTCCTTACGGCGGATTTCCAGGGAGCACCCTAGTATGATAAGAGAACTTTACCTAAGTATACTGAATCATGCTAAGAAGGAGTACCCTAAGGAGTCTTGTGGGGTAATAGTTATATCTAACGGGGCACAGGTGTACATTCCTTGTACTAACGTAGCTACTTCTAACTATGAGTTTGAGATAAGTCATGAAGACTTAGAAGCTATTGAGGAGCAGTATGGGGAGTACGTAAAGATAGTTCATAGTCATCCGCACCATCCTTGTAGACCCTCGGAAGAGGATAACCAAGGTATGGAAGCTACTAAAGTACCTTGGGTTATTATAAATCCAAAGACTGGAGAGATAGGAGAGTTTAGCTACTCCTACTCTCCCCCACCTTTAATAGGTAGAGAATTTAAGTTTGGCTCTCAGGATTGCTATTCAATAGTAAGAGATTACTTCTATATAACACATGGAATACAGCTAATAAACCCTAGACGAATAGATAAGTTCTGGGAGCATGGTAGGTCGTACTACATGGAGTACTATGAAGCTGCGGGGTTTGAACGTGTTAAAGACTTGCAAGTTGGGGACGTAATACTAATGCAGATTAATAGCTCTATCCCTAATCATGCAGGTGTGTACCTAGGTAACGGTAGGTTTATTCAGCACATCCAAGGACAGCTATCTAATGAATATGAGTATATAGGACTATGGCAAAAAACTACTCTAGGGTTTTATAGGTATAAGGGACTTCATAATGAAAACAGTTAAGCTATACGGACATTTAGGAAAGAAGTACGGAAAGATATTTAGATTTAAAGCTACCTCAGTAGTAGAAGTACTAAAGCTACTAAAAGCTAACTTTAGGGACTTTACATCTGAAATAGCAGGTTTTACAGGAGCGGGTTATAAAGTATTTGTAGGTAACACTCAAGTATCTTTAGAGGAACTAAATCACCCCGTATCAGATAGCGAAGTAATAAAGATAGTACCTATAGTAAGTGGAGCAGGTGGTGGAGATGGTCAGGGTATACTAATGGTTATTGCTGGAGTTGCCTTAATAGCTATGACAGGAGGTTCGGCCACTCCTTGGGTAGCTCAGATGGGCACGGCAGTAGGTATGTCACTAGTAATGGCAGGTATATCAAACTTACTTTATGCTGCCCCAGAAGTACAGGCTGACAAAGGTTCCTTAAACTTTACAGGTCCTCTTAATAGTGCTAAGCAAGGTGAATGCGTGCCTATTGGGTATGGAAGAGTAATGGTAGGTTCTGCGGTTATAAGTACGGGTATTAGTACAGTATTATTTACAGGAGTATAGATGGAATATAACCTTTATACAGGTAAGGTAGCAGGAGCAGGGGGTGGTAAAGCAGGAGGGGGTGGTGGTGTAGACGCTGCTGATACTCTTTTCTCGCACCAGTACGCTAGAGTAATGGATGCAGTATGTGAAGGCCCTATAGTAGGCTTAGCTACTGGTGATGGTAGGTCTGTCTACTTAGACGGTATTCCATTATTAAATAATAACCCTGCTGGGCTACTAACTACTAACTTTAAGAATGTTGTCTTCTCCTTTAGGGACGGTTCCCCTAATCAAGCAGTAATACCTGGGTTTAACTATACAGAGAATACTATTTCCTCTCCAGGTGAAGTTAAATATGGAATTCCCAGGTATGTAACTATAAACTCGCCTACTGTGGATTCTGTACGCTTAACTGTGGGGGTACCAGCGCTAGTAAGTGCTGATACCTCAGGGAATACTTCTGGCACTTCCGTCTCCTATTCAGTCGATATTCAACCATTTGGCGGCACATTTGCTCCTGCTAATATAGGCGTTACTAAAACTACTATATTAAGTGGTGCTACTAACATAGTAACCACAGTAGCTACAGCTACTGTGGTAGACATAGCTGCTACTATAGGAACAATCGCTAGTGGGGGTACACCATTAGCGCAGCTTAACAACGCCAATTTAGCTGCCCAAATACAAGCAGCAACCCTAGTACTAGAAGTTAGTCAGGCTGGAGGGGCTTGGAGTACTCTATCCGCCCTTCCAGCACCTACACAGACACCTAGAAAAGTACTAGTTAACGGAATCACTAAAATTATGCTGGATTACACATCCGGAGTATTAGGGGTTACATTGCCAACTGCTGGTGCTTACTCCTTAAGAGTAAGAGATACTATTACTGGGACTACATACCCCTTTTCGGCAGGGGTATACTCTTCATATAATATCTATACAATTACTGGTAAGTGTACTAATGAGTACCAAGTAGACCATATTTTACCTTTAAGTCAGTATGCTAATAGCGACTTTCCTTTGCAGATTAGATTAACTAGAAATACGGTAGATAGTACCAACATAAAGTTGCAGAATAGGACTATATGGAAAAATACAACTGAAATTACTAACTCTTCTCTTAACTACCCTAATACAGCCATAGCAGCACTACAAATAGACGCTAGACACTTTAGCTCTGTACCTGCTAGAGCGTATGACTTAAAGCTACTGAAGGTACAAGTACCTAGTAATTACTTCCCAGAAAAATTGATTAATTATACCTTACCTCAAGCAGGCTGGGTACAGCAAAAGTATACCAGAGACCCTATTACAGGGCTTGATACAGGTACTTACCAGATATGGGACGGGACCTTCTATGTAGCATGGACAGATAATCCTGCATGGTGTTTCTATGACTTACTAACTAATACTAGGTATGGCTTAGGTAATAATATAACTAATCAAGCTATAGATGTTGCGTCACTATACACTATAGCACAGTACTGTGATGAGCCTGTGCCGACAGGATATGGGGTTACAGGGCCTAATGGACAAGCCGGAGCCTGGGAGCCTAGGTTTACATGTAATACTTACATACAATCTAGAGCGGACGCGTACCAGCTAATTAATACTATGGCATCCATATTTAGAGCTATGGTGTATTGGGATAGTGTTAGGGGCATGACCGCAGTACAGGACGCTCCTGGCGTACCTGTTGCAATGTTTACTAATGCTAATATTATAAACGGAGAGTTTAACTATTCTGGCTCAGCTTCCCAAGCTAGGCATACCATTGCTATGGTATCCTTTAATGACCCAGCAGAGTCTTATAAGTCTAAAGTAGAGTACGTAGAAAACACTGCTGAGTTAGCTAGGTATGGGGCTAACCAAATAGACGTAACAGCTTTTGGTTGTACCTCTAGAGGGCAGGCTCATAGACTAGGTAAGTGGATTTTATACTCAGAAGCTTACGAAACAGAGACAGTTAGTTTTAAGACTGGTTTAGAAGGCATAGCTATAAAACCAGGTGACATAATTAAAACAGCGGATAGGTATAGATCAGGTGTACGCTGGGGCGGCCGCATAGTAAAAGCCTACCCAGTTGTAAGTACTATTAGTTTCGCCCCCGGAGGCTCTATTAGTAATACCTCCCCTATTGTAGGCTACCCATACCAGCAAATTACTGCGTATGCGGAAGTACTTTCAAGCGTGGCAACTACAATCGACCTAGCAATTGATAGAGTAGGGACAGTACAAAATAACTTAGTATCCTTTAGTATACCTGCTAACACTTGGACTAGAATAACACTACCAGTAACTCTTGATAGTGGTATAGGCGCACCAGTATTTAAGATGTCCTCTGTATTAGGGCAGGTACTACAGGTAGGAAAGTGCCAGCTTAATGACTCATTAATTTCATTACCTTATGAGTTGACTACTACTACGGCTAACTCACGGGGTAACCTACTTACGTACTCTAATACTC